CACTCTTCAAAGATTTCATCCTTGTTGACTGCGTGTTTCTCTACATCCTCATACTCGGTCAAATCGGTTGTGCTGATTTTGAAAAGATTAGTCAAGGCCATAATCACACCCCCATCGCAAAGGCATTGTAGCCGGTTGCCCTTGTGCGTGTGTTGTTGGTCTGGCTCATCACCCTGAACAGGCTCCGGGCATCGCCCTGAAGCACCACTTGCACATTTACATTGCGCTCCTGGCTCCCGACAAGCTCACGCAAGCGATCCAATCCCATGACGATCTCCGCACCGCTTTCCCCGAAGCCTTTCGCCCCAGACGGTGTGCCGACAACAGTCGGAGCCGTGAACAAGACCGGGTTCTGCATGGCTTTCGCATACCAGTCAACATGAAATGACGGAAGACGGCCTTTGCCGCCGATGCCCCACGGAGCTTCGCCGCCGTCCATCGTGACATGAGGAACTTTCAGCGTGGGCAACTTCCAATCGAAACTAAACAGGGCTTTGATCTTGTTGATGATCCCCTGAACCTTGGCTTTCAAAGTATTGAACTTCTGAACCGCCGAATTCTTCAAGGCTTCAATCTTCGTTGTCACGGTGGTCTTGATCGCATCCCACTTCTCAGCAATGCCAGTTTTGATGTTCTCTACCGTTTCCGTGACTGTGGTCTTCATCTCATTCCACTTGTTGACAACAGCTTCTTTCGCCCCGGCGATTGCCGTGGTCACGCTCTCTTTGATTGCGTTGAACTTCTCTTTGATCGTGTTCCACAGCTCGATAGCCTTGGCCTTGATGGTATCCCAGTTCTTATACAGTGCGATGCCGATAGCGACCAAAGCCGCAATTACCGCAATCACGATCAGAACAACCGGGTTCGCCGCCGTTAGCACGGTCATCACCTTACCAACAAGCGATATCGCCGTGCCTATCGCCGCAATCACCTTGCCAATGACAATCAGCAACGGAGCCACAACAGCGATGATGCTTGCCACCGTCATAATGACTTGGAGCTGTTCGGGCGAGAGCTTTTCCAACCACCCGGTCAGCTTTTCAATCCCGGCGGCGATCTTCTCAATAATCGGGATCAGAACCTTGCCGACCTTTGCCCCCATCTGAAGCCCGGCGGCTTTCAGCTGTGCCTTGCTTTTGTCCAGCTGATCGTTGACATCGTTCATCTCATCAATGACATCCTGATCAAGGATCAGCCCCAGAGCTTCGGCTTCTTCACCGTAATCATGGAGAGCCTGACCGCCATCGTCTATGATCCCGGCCAGCTCATCCGCACCCTTGCCGAAAACAGCCATTGCAAGCTGATCTCGTTCGGTTTCGTTCTCGATCTGCGACAGGGCTTGCAGTACATCATAAAAGACATCTGTTGAGGATCTCATCGAGCCGTCAGCGTTTGTGACGGAAACGCCGAGCTGTTCCCATACTTCCGGTTGCCCGGTCATGGTCTTCTTCATCCTCGACAGTGCCCCGGTGATCGTTTCGACAGAAACATCAACAAGCCTGGCGGCATACTGCATCTTCTGAATTTCAGCTGTTGTCAGCCCGGTTTGCTGTGCAAGTGTGTTCAGGTCATCGGCTGTGTTCGCCGCCTGGACTCCCAGACCGACCAGAGCGGTCACGACAGCTGCCCCGGCGGCACTGAAGCCCCTGAGTTTGTTCCCGACTTCCTCAACCTTGCCGCCGACATCCTGTAGCTTGTTACCGACCGCAATAAGCTGTTGCGATGCGACAGAACCAAACTGCTTGTATTCGCCCTCAAGCCCGGACAGGTCTTGCTCTGTGGCTATAATTTCACGCTGTAGGGCATCCCATTCGGCTGTACCTTCCTGAACCTGAGCCTGTGCCGCTTTCAGCTGTTCAAGCCGCTCTTTCGTCTGCGTGATTGCATCCTTCAGGGCTTTTTGCTTTTGCCGCAACAGGTCGGTGTTGGTGGGATCGAGCTTCAGGAGCTTGTCAACATCCTTCAGCGTGTTCTTTGTTTGTTTTAGGTCTTTGTCAATCCCTTTTAGAGAGTGACTTAGTTTTGTGGTATCGCCGCCGATTTCAATGGTAATACCAGCGATCCGTCCACCTGCCATCTTATCACCTCTCAGAAGCGGTCAAAATCTGACTGATCAGCAACAGGCTGATACTTGTAATCATCATTTCCGCTTTCGGTCATCATGTCTAAGACGAAACCGTACTCCAAGCTGTCCAAATCATCCAAGGTTAGATGCATCTGAAAAGCTCGGAGTACGAATAAAGCTGTCGTTAGCTGTCTGTCTGTCCGTCTGTGTTTTTTTTTGCGTCTGCTGTCGTGATCGCTTGGCCGTTGTAAACTCTTTGCACATTCTCCAGAGCGTTGGCAAGGTCGATGCGGTCGAACTGATCGAGCCAGTCGAGATAATCAAACAGCGTCAGCTTGAGCATGGCCTTGCGGTCTTTCAGCTCGGCAAACTTGGCCATAACAAAGGCCATCTTCATGGTGAAGTCGTACATAGCCCCGGCATCCTGATTTTCAGTCACCTGAAGCTTGATCGGGTCTTCATGGAAGATTTCACGGTAATAGACATCAACAGATGCCATCGACATCATGGGAACGGATTTGTTCCCGATTTTGACCTCAGAATACATTGTTTTCCCCTTTCGGATCAGGTATCAGCAACCGGCTGATAAATGGTGGTGTTCCATGCGCTATACTGCGTGGCCTCGGTCGGAGTGCAAGACGCTTTCACGATGTCAGCATCCAGATCTGCATTGTAGACGGAAGTGGCCGTGATGTTGATCGTTTCCGTCTGCGGTTCAATGGCATCCTCTTTGGTCTGCCCGGAGATTGACGGACGGCTTGCAACGCAGTTGTAAAGCACGTGCCGCCGTGCGTGGGCATCGCCCTCGAACTGGAAGGTCAGCGCAAAGTGGATGACTGCGGCATTTGCGTCCTCATAAAGGACATCATTCTTGTCCTCGCCGTAGCCGAGAATGTCTGTCAGGAAACTGTCAGGAACTTTGGCAAGCTCCAGATCACCCTCATAGCCGTTGTTGGAAACAGCCGTCCAGTAAGCGATGTTGTCAGCATAGAACGGAGAAGTTTCGCCCTGTGCGTCAAGACTGATGGACACCGCACCCGGAAGGGCTACAGGTGTTCCATAGGTTGCCGAGCCGTTCGCCGCAATCGTGGCAACGGCATAGTGAACATTTTTGATGCCGTACTTAATCTTGTTAGTATCAGCCATTATCGTTTTCCCCCTCGATAACAATTTGAGTCGTATAAACGACCATGAACATTTGTTCTCCGTCAAGATAGGTTTCCTGACGGATAAATGGGATTTCGTTTTCTATCAGTTTGCTTTCAAGTGCTTCTTCAAGGGCAAAGTCCTTGTTGTCGGTGTACAGTTCAATGGCAAGTGTGCGGATCTTCTGGTAGTTGATGTTATCGCCCATCATGTCATTGGAGCCTGTGAACAGGAAACAGATGAAAGGCGGCTCGATATCCGTTTCGCCTGAAAATTCATTGTAGGCGTAAGGAATACCGATTTCAGATATCATTGTTGAGATTTGTTTGTAAGTCATAGGCTCCCCAGCTTTCGCCTGACAACGGCAGGTAATTCGGTGTTCGCCCAGTCGTTAACCTTCGAGATGTGCGGATACTTCCCGGTTTTGCCAAACGTGCGGCCAGTGCCGTTTCGGATCACGTGGCCGTTTTCGAGCAGATGCGTCAGCCGGTAATGTTCGCCGTTGTAAACGACCATGAACTTGGACAGCGGCAGCCGCCCCTCGACCGTGTCATTCGTCCATCCACTCGCATAAGCCCCGGAGCCTTCATTTGCCCAGTGGTTTACAGCCTTGAGCTGTTTCGTGGCTTCATCCGTGACTTCTTTCACGCTCTCTTCAATAACATCAAAAACCGCCTCGCCGTATTCATTGAGCAAAGCGGTTATTGTGTCGGATAGGTCAACCGGCTGTATTCGTTTTCTTCTTGCCATTTGTGCCACCCTTGCGCTCGACATAAAGCTCAAGCTCATCGTTGCGACCTTGGTAGGTGCGATATACTGAATAGGTCTTGCCCTTGTAGATCAGCGATGTTTCGCCGTCATAATCGCCGAAAAACATCGTCATGCGGTACTCAGGATTAAGCCCATTCCGACCGCCCTCGAAAAACTCCGACCGGGTGACGGATGCGACATTGCAAAAAACGTTCTTCTCTGTCACCGTTTCTCGCCAGACTCCATAAGCGTCTTGCGTCCGGGTAACACCGAGGAGCGTTATCACATCAGATCTATCCATTGCCGTCAACACCTAACCAATCCGTAAACCCGGTGCAAGTGGCAAGCTGGGCTTTCTGTTCGTCATACGATGCTTTGAGCCGGTCATAGTTGTCAGGCTCGCCGAAATGCATCAGGAAATAAGTGATTTTAGCCTGTAAAACGATGTTGCTTGCGGTTTCCGGGATCTCCACCCCGGCAATACCAAGATCAAGCTCTGCCGTCTCCAGAAGCCTTTGCACTTCGTCATCGAATGCGTTTGTTGTCATCCGCTTTGCTTTCTTTGCGGCTTCTATCTGTGTCGTGTCAACTGCCATTTGAACCACCTCTATCTTGGGCACTGAAAGCCTTGAAAAACTGATCATCAACGACCGAATAACCGACATGGCCGCAAATCATGGTGGGATCACAAACGACCTTGTAACCGCATTGTCTTGCTCTCCAGCAGAAAGCGACATCCTCACCGTTGTTGCCGATCGGGGCGAACATATTTCCGAATTTCGACTGGACATCAAAGAAGACATCCGTTTTCATCAGCACACAGCCAAAGCCGCAAGCACCGACTTCAAACAGGCCGTCAGGGATGGTCTTAAATTCGGAGAACTCGCAAGCGACACCGTCAATCTCTATCTTGTTGTAAAGCACAGGCGAATAAGGCGGCACTCGCCTGAAGTACAGCCCGGTCAGGATGTCGAGATCGTTAGCTTTCAGCGTCTCCATCATCCTGATTAAAGTGTCTGGCTTGAAAACCATGTCGGAATCAAGCCAGAGCACATAATCAGCGTCAATCTGGATCGCCGCCGTTGCGAGATCATTGCGTGATGTGTAAATGAGTGATCCCGATTGCATCATCAGGACGCACTCGCCTATTCTTTGCAGTTGTGCCAGGCTCTGACAAAACGGAGCCGGTACTTGATCCATGCAAGGAACGGCGATCAAGATTTTCATTGTTTACTCCTTACTTCGTGACCTTAACAAAGGCATTGGGAGCCACGACACCCAGAGCGACATACTGCCGACCGATAACACGCACCAGATCGGAAGTGGCAAGCGTCATGTCATCGAACTTGAACTTGATGTCATCGCCAGCCGGGAAGTTGGCAAGCGCACCCTGCTCAAGATCGCCCACGATCATGTAGGGAACGCCAGAAGTGGCGGCACTGTAGGCCGTGATGGTGTCATTGAAGACAACCGGCAGACCCTCGAACGGATCGTAAGCATAGGAGCCGTTGGCCTGAAGGCCCTTGAACGCACCCCAAGTGAGCTTGTTCATCATGATGACAGGATTGGCGGCTTCATCGCTCAGATGGGCGATGGCATCAGCGACAGTGCCGAGCGTGGCGGTCTGGACCTTGATGGTCGGAACGCCGGGGCAAGTCGTGGTGGAAACAGTGCCGCAAGCCTTGATCTTTGCGACCAGTTCATCAGCGGCCTTCTTGGCGATCTGATAGGCCAGTTCATCGTAGATGTAACGAAGGAAGTTCTCACCGCCGGCGGCGATGTCCAGAGCCTCGTCAGAAACGGAGATCCATTTCTTGATGGCAGCCGGGACAAGGTTTACAGTTCCGAGAACCAGAGATTCCTCGTTGACGGCCTGACCTTCGGTGTGGACGGTCGCACCATCGGAGCTGATCTCGAAACCGACCTTCAGATTGCCCTTGACAAAGGACTTGCGGACACGGCTCATGATACCCTCACGTGCCCATGCGGTTTTCACGACATCATAGACCAGTTCGGGAACCGGCAGAGTGCCAGAGCCGTTCTCAGTCAGAAGCGCACGGCATTCTGCATCATCTTCGGTCTTGATGTAGTTGGCAAAAGCCTTGATGTACTCAGGAGTATTTCTGATTTCGTTGTTGGTCATTTTCTTTCTCTCCTCAATAGGTTTTTCAATTACTTCGCCCTGACCGTTTGCAACGGCAGAACGGATTTCAGCCTTTCTGGCTTCTTCTGCCCGGCGGCTTTCGATTTCTTCCTTGATGGCTCTGGCTTCGACTTCCAGTGCGTCAAGGTCAGCTTCGGGAGCGTCAACTTCAACCGCAATTGCGGCCTTGCGCTCTTCAAGCTGTTCGATGCTCATTTCTTTGATTTCCATGTTTTCACATCTCCAACATGATCTTGATTTTCTGCTTCTGCTTCTCTCTCTTCTCCGCTTCGAGTCGCTCCGCTCGTTCCATTTCAATCACTCCGTTGAAATAGTCACGTGTCGAGACAGAAAGCTCGGTCGTGGGATTGGCCGGGAACGCAACAGGCGAGACGTCAAACACCTTTGCGATCCTGTCAATCACTCTTGTATGTGTTGCCTTGTCAAAGTGATCTCCACCTTCGGCAACAGTAAAAGCAAACGACATCTTCGGATAGTTCCCGGCTTCAATGTCGGCGAACACTTCCCTCGCCGCTTGCGTTTTACTCAGATCCGCACGTTGACCGAAGCCGTGTTCATCATGCCAGAGTGTCAGCGTACCGGCTGAAGATCTGGCATAAACTCGCCCGGCATGGTCAATGCGAAAAACCACATCCGATGTGTCTGCTTCATCGAATGCGGTCGGCTCAATTCTCTCGAAATAATCAATGTCATCAACGGTCATGAGCTTATACGGCTCATAGGTGGACGCATACCCTTCCACCATGAATGACGGCTCTACAGCCCCCTCTTCAATCGGTAGGATGCGCAACTCCATTGACCTGTATTCACGATCCTGTTTCATCATTGTTCACCTCATTTACCTTTTCTTGAGCGTTCCAGTATTCGCCACGGATGATGCGCACATCTCCACCCTCGACAGGCGGTAAGTTCCAAATGTCACGCACATCATTGATTGACATGATTCCTCTA